TTAGAATTATGGCTAGACGGTTTGGCTCGGTTTTTGTAGGGTATTTGGATGCTCACATTTCAGGAAGCGCACAAGCTGTTCAGATATGACCCTGCAACGGGAAAGTTGTACTGGCGAGAGAGCCGTGGCCGGGTTAAAACCGACGACGAAGCAGGCACTGCTACCCGCATGGGATACCGTGATGTAGCCGTCGATCAGAAGAAATATGGTGTGCATCGGCTGGTATGGCTTATGATCCACTGCTACTGGCCGCAGGGCATTGATCATGTAGATGGGGATGGGCTGAACAACCGGCTGGGCAACCTTCGGTTGGCTACCAAGAGCCAGAACCAGCACAACCGGAAACGCTCAAAAAACAACACAACCGGGTATAAAGGCGTGTGCTATGACAAAAGCCGAGGCAAGTTCATCGCACAGATTATGGTACGCAATAGGTTGACCAGACTAGGCCGCTATCCTACGGCTGCGTTGGCTTACGCGGCTTACTGCGCTGCCGCTGACAAGCATCACGGCGAGTTCGCAAATTATGGTTAGCCCTGCTCCTACACTATCAGATGCCTACGTTAATTTCGCTGCCGCTTACAAATCTGACAGAGTGGCGTTTATTGAAAAGGTATTGGGAACATCCCCCGAAAAATGGCAGCTAGAAGTTTTGCAAGAGCTAGACGCAGGCGCAACGCGGATAGGGATAAAGAGCGGGCATGGGGTGGGAAAGACCGCCCTGTTGTCTTGGATCGCGCTCCATTTCTGTCTGACGAGGTATCCTCAAAAAACTGTAGTAACTGCGCCAACCGCAGGGCAGCTATTCGACGCGCTGGCAGCAGAGGTGCGGCTGTGGTTGGCTCGTTTGCCCGATCCATTAAAGGAGTTGTTTACAGTCAAGAGAGACCGGATTGAACATGCGCATGAACCCAGTAACTCCTTCATTTCCTATCGTACAAGTAGAGCCGAGCAACCAGAAGCTTTACAAGGGGTGCATAGCGACAATGTTTTACTTATTGGAGACGAAGCTAGTGGTATTCCAAACTCAGTGTATGAAGCTGCGGGCGGAAGCTTATCTACTATTGGATCAGTATTTATCCTCGCCGGTAATCCAACGAAAGCTGAAGGCTACTTCTACAATCTATTCTACAATTCTACGGACCACTGGAAGCTTCATACGGTCTCCGGTGAGACATGTAACCGTGTCGATCCGGCGTATGTGGAGGAAGTTGCGGCGCAACATGGAGTAGAAAGTAATGTCTACCGCGTCCGTGTCTTGGGTGAGTTTCCGACTTTTAATGTTGATAAGTTAATTCCGCTGCACCTCATTGAGAGCGCGGTTCAGAGAGACATTAAACCATCGCCTAACGCCCCGATAGTTTGGGGTCTGGACGTGTCCAGATCGGGAGCAGACAGGACCGCACTCATAGAGAGAAGGGGTCGAATTATCACGAACATCTGGGCGCGGCCCGCCAACTTCGACCTGATGAAAACCGTGGGTTGGGTCAAACACTTCTATGATGAAGCCAAGCCCTCCCAGAAGCCCTGCGACATATGCGTTGACGCCATTGGTCTAGGCGCGGGTGTAGGCGATAGACTTCAAGAACTGAAGCTTCCCGTGTCTATGGTGAACGTCGCAGAGATCGCGGCGCTCAATCAGACAGCCTACCGTCTAAGAGACGATCTCTGGATGCAGGTGAAAGCGTGGTTCGAGAAGGCCGACGTGTCTATCCCTGATGATGCGGGGTTGATTAGGGACTTGACCGCGCCGTCTTTCTCATTCTCTAGTGCGGGGCAACTCAAAGTATCCAGCAAGGATGAAATGAGGAAGGCCGGGTTCAAATCCCCGGATTTAGGCGATGCTTTAGCACTAACTTTTGCCGCAGATAGTGTGTCCGCAGTGTATGGGAGCGATGCTCCCAGCAGTCAATGGAACCAGCCTATAGAGCAAGAAGAACTGGCTATCGTATAGGAGCTAGACATGGCGCAGTCAGCGACAACGGGCAGCAAGCCCAAAGCGATGACAAAAGCAGAGTTTGAAGAAGTCGTCATCCAGATGCGGGATGACGCCCGCAACTTCATGGATACCGAGATAAATCCTGAACAGGAAAAGCTGTGGCGCTACTATAACGGCAAGGTAGACAAGTCTCCGCCCCGTGGGCGTTCGCAGTTCGTTGTGACTGAACTGAGAGACGCCGTAGAGAGCGCGATGGTCTCGCTTTTCCGCATCTTTCTCACGTCAGACAAGCCTGTCATCTTCAAGCCCGGCTCCGACGATGACGTGAAGCGTATCCCGCAGCAGATTGCCACCGTCAATCATATTTTCTTTGAGGAGAATAATGGATTTCGGCTGATGTCGGATGCGTTTCGTGATGCTTTGGTCGCCAAGTTCGGCTGTTTCAAGACATACTGGGACGAGAGTACCGAAGTAGAGACAATCCACTATTCCGAAGTGTCTGAACTGGACTTTTCGGCGCTTCAGGCCGACGACAGCGTGGAAATTGACGAACTAGACGTACAGGAGGACGATCAGGGGCTTATTTACGAGCTTAGAGTTAAGAAAACCCACGAAAAGGGCCGTATTCGCGTCGAAGCCATCCCTTCAGAGGAAATCATCATAGACCGGCGTGCAGAGACCGCCGACAGCGCGCTATTTATTGGTCAAGACGGGTTCAGGCGGCGTCAGGATGTGGTGAATGATGGTCTCGCTACGTGGAAGCAAACGCAACTCTCGCAAGTCGCAGCTACGGGCAGCACAACGGGCACTACCAATGTTTCAAATGTACGTGACGCTCGTGCCAATTTCGCTGCAACTGAAGGTAATCAGGCGGGCGCTGCGACAGAAGACACAACGGGAGCGATTGACGAAGCCGCCCAGTTGATCCGGGTAGGTGAATTCTACGTGCGCCTAGACAAGAACCGTGACGGCGTTACTAACCTTTGGCGGTGTATTGTCATAGGCGACACGGTGATCGACTTTGAAGAATGGGACATTAACCCTCTGGCGCTGGGTTCAGCGTTTTTCCGGCCTCATACGGCTATCGGTTTCGGTCTGGGTGATCTCTTGTGGGATGTCCAAGAGGCCAGTTCCGCGATGGTCAGGAGCATGTTCGACAGTCTGGTATCAGCGGTCAATCCGCACCCTGTCATCGTCCAGAACCAAGCTAATCTGGCTGACGTGCTGCGGCCTGAACACCACGCCGTATGGCGCGAGAAACAACCGAATATGATCCGTTATATGTCCGCGCCGTTCGTCGGCAAAGAAGTTATGCCGGTGATGGAATGGTTCGAGGGACGTAAAGAAATGCGTACCGGGATTTCCAAGGCTTCACAGGGTCTGGACCCGGATGCGTTGCAGTCGAGCGTAGAGTTCGGGGTGATTTCCACCCTATCTGCGGCGCAAGCCAAGACCGAGACTATGGCTCGCTCTATATGCGAGACCCTGATGGTTCCAACTTTCCAGAAGGTGTCTAGGCTCTTGGCTGCGCATCAGAATGAAGACATGTTCATCCGGTTGAACGGCGAGTTCGTGCCTATTCCTCCTGACGTGTGGAATTCCGACATGGATGCGGTAGCAAACGTCGGGATCGGGCGCGGTGGTCAGTTAGAGCTTACCCAGCAGTTGACCGCCGTGCTTGATAAACAGGAGCAATTGTTCCAGCAGCTAGGCGCTGAGAACCCCATTGTCGAGCCTGTCCAGTACGCGCAGACGATCCATGACCTGCTAGGCGTCAACGGCATGAAAGACACCAAAAGACATTTTAATATGCCCGAAGTGGTGCAGCAGAAATCGGACGAAAAGAACGCCGAGGAACCGCCCCCTGATCCTCTTGTCCAGATTGAAATGCAGAAGATCGAAGCCGAGAAGGCCAAGAACGACGGCAAGCTCAAGCTAGACGCGGAGAAGCAGGCGAACGAGCAGCAGATGGCTGCGCAGGCCCAGAAGTTCGAGCAGGAGCTTGCTCTTTGGGAAGCCAACGAGAAAATCCGGCTGTCTTATACTGAACTGGGGCTTGAGACCCAGCTTGAGAAGTTCAAGATCATTAACCCGCCCGTGACCCCCTCAGAAGGTCAACTTCGCGCTCCTAATGGATCAGGCTAGACATGCCGCACCCGCTAACCAATCCTGCGGCAGCGCAGTCCGGGTTGCTGGGGCCGGGGATCGAAAATGATCCGGGCCGTCCGGGTGCGGGCCTGCTTCAGCGGATTGGACCCGCAGCCCAAGGGTTGCTAGACACGGCCATGATACCGGGAGAGGTTTTCCGGGGAGCGGCAGAGCCAAATATCCCCAACGCTGTCGCCCTCTCCGGTCTAATAGGTGGCGGCGGTCTGCTTGCTCCCCGACCAGCTAACGCGCTTGGCGTTTTTGGCGGAAAACAGCGCAGTGCGGTAGGCGCTCCGAAGATTATGGACTTGGGGCCGGGTAGTGGTGGCGGTGGAGGGATGATCAATCAGAGAATACGGCTTCCCGGTGGTGCCGAAGGGGAAGTTGTAACGATGATCAGCAGAAATTTGGACAACAGGAATATGGTGGATTTGAACCTGAACTTTGCTATCAGAAACCCCAGCACCGGACAGATGGGTACAAACTTGATCGGGTTGTCTGCTAAAGAAGGACAAAAATTCCTTACCGCAGCATTTAACGAAGCCCGGCGACATATCGAACTTGTACGCCCCAGCACTGTCACTTTTTCGGCTGCCGACAGCACCCTCGTTCCTCTCTACCGTAAACTCGCCAAACGAATAGCGAAAGAAACTGGCGGAAAAGCTATTTTATCTAAAGACAAATCGAACCCGTTTTTTGAAGTAGAGCTTCCTAATCCACGGGTTTTCAAAGCCAGAGGCGGAGGATTGCTAGACATACCATGATAGACACGATCACACTGGCGAACAAAGCCAGCGAACTGCTCGCAAACGAGGCTTTTATTGAAGCCGTGCGCCGTGTAGACAGCAGCATCATAGACACATGGCGTCAGACTGGCCCGCGCGAGGAAGACGAGCGTGAAAGCCTGTATTACCAGCAGCAGGCGCTGGCTTCCATTATCGGTTCGCTTACCGATATGAAAGACGAACCCGGCCTCTATGCTGAAGAAAAACTTGACGAAACCAAAACGGAGGATCAATAGTGGCTACCAACCTGCCGGGCAACACGGGCGCTCCCGCACCCACTGCCCCCCACTCCGGCGGCATCCTGTCTATCTCGGAAGCTGTCGCGGCCCAACTCGCGGACCCGGAAACGGATACCCCCGAAGAAAAGCCTGACACAGACGGGGAGGATAATGCCCCCGAGCCGAAAGACGGCGGTGAAGACACTCCTGCTGAAGCACCGGAAGACACAGGTGCAGACGCGGAACCGGAGCCACAACCTGACGACGGTGAACCGGCTGAAGACGAAGCACCCGAAGACGACGACTTCGTAGAACTCTCGCCAGATAATGTTCTTTTCAAACATGAAGGCGAAGATGTCACCCTCGGAGAAGCGGAAAAAGGCTTCCTTAGACAGTCGGATTATACGAGCAAGACCAGCGAATTAGCTGTCGAACGAAAAGCGATAGCTGAAGAACGCGCGGAGACGGCTCGTGAGCGCGAACACTATTCGCAATCGCTCGAAGCAATGCAGGCGACCTTGGACGCCGCTTCACATCAGCAGATAGACTGGGAAACCCTAAGAACGACGGACCCCGTAGGCTATCTGCAACACAAGGAAGCGGAGAGGGAGCGGCAAGATCAGCAGGCCAAGATCAGAGACGAACAGACACGGGTGGCCGCCCAAGCGCAGCAAGAGAATACAGCGGCGCGTTCCGACTACGAGACAGAGCAGGAGACCCTTCTAAACAAGGCACTGCCTAGCTGGAACGACGAAAAGGTGGCTAACAAAGAGAAGTCTGACATCGTTGGTTATTTGGGAAGTATGGGGTTTTCCTCGGACGAAACCAAAGACATCATTGATCACAGGCTGGTGCTGATGCTGCGTGACGCAGTAGCCGGAAAAGCCCTCCGAAAAGGTAAAGCGCCCAACGCGAAAAAACTCGCCAAGACACGTCCCATGCTCAGAAAGGCAGGGACTGGCAGGCGGGGAGCGAAGGCAGAGAATGCTCGCAAAAGTCAGGCGGACGCTCGACTTAGCAAAGGTGGCAACATGGAAGATGCCATTACGCTACAGATGGAGCGTCTAAAGGAAAGCTAAGACAATGGCAGTAGGCGGTTCACCAGTTGCGAATACCTATGGTACGCAAGACGCTGGTACTCTGACCCCGGCAGCAGTCGGGATACGCGAAGACCTCACGGACATTTTCACCCGGATTGACCCGGCTGAAGTGCCCTTCTGGTCAAACACTCCCAAGGCAACAGCCAAACAGACCCTGCACGAGTGGCAGGTTCAGGAACTGGACCCGGTAGACACCACGGGACAGCCTGAAGGTTTTGAAACGACCTTCGACCCGGCTCTCCCCTCTGTTCGTCTGAACAACCGGCTTCAGATACTTGCACGCAGCTATATCGTGTCTGGCACTCTTGACGTGGTAGACAAGGCAGGTCGTGATCGTGAAATGGTGCTGCAACGGACCTTGAAGGGTCTGGAACTGCGGCGCGACATCGAAAGCGCACTGCTCGCCAACAAGATCAAATCCGACACCGATCCGCGCATCTTGGCCGGGTTGCCGACGTATATGGTCGAAGCCAACTCTAGCATTGGTGTTGGCGGCACTCCTGTCTTCCCAACCGGTGACGGCGAGACGCTTGTAGTGGAAGGTACTACCGAACTGGTGCTTACTTTCGCTATCATGGATGCGGTTCTGGAAAGCGTGTTCAACTTGGGCGGCAATCCGTCAATGATCCTGTTGACACCGAACGCCAAGCGGAACTTCTCCGGTCTGAATGACGCAGGAGATCAGCTTCCGTCGCAAAATCGTTTCAACAAGAACGAGATTGCAGACACGGCGTTTATCGGTTCAGTCGGTGTCTATCTGAGTGATTTTGGCAGGTTAGACACGATGGTCGACCGGTTCGCACCGGGCGGCAGCGCCCTCGGTGGAGCGGAAGGCTACGAAGCCATGTTCTTCATCGACAAACGGCACGTACAGATACCGAACCTACAGGGTCGGACGTTCCTGAATGTGCCTCTGGCAAAAACCGGCGATGCGGATAAAGCACATATGCTTTCGGAACTCACATTGCGTGTTTCCGGTCCAAAAGCGCACGGCATGGTTCTGGCTGGCCCAATAGCCTAGACATGGATCATCGAACATACTCCGGGCGCGGACCTCGCCCTGTGCATCATAATTCGACTGCACAGACAACCACGACACCGCTGTTCGACGCGGACGGCAATATCGTGTCTATGGTAGAGGAACAACCCCGGAGTATGGTCGAACATGCTGCTGAATTAGCCAAGATGGCTAACAACCACGCACTAGACCTGAAAGGCGGCACGCAGAGACACATGCGTCTAGCCGCAGAAATTCCCAACATATTTGTCAACGATCTGATGCGGCGCGGTATCTGGGGAGACACAGACCGCCTTTTGCAATGGATTGAGGAAGAAGCCCCGC